AAACTTATTTTAATTTTTTAGAAAATGTCAATAGCAAATTTAAAAAAGCAAAACGCACAAGGCGTATATCCAAGTTTATTGGATTTGCAAGAGTTGAGGAAAAAGCAATATGGTTTTATTGATGTAGCATTACGCAACACCGATGGAATCCTATCGTCATTGAATCAACAAACTATCATGAATTCATGGGGCGCACCGGCAACGGAAATCCCAGTATTAGACAAAACGGTATCATCTGCAACGGTTGGAACAATGACATGCTCATTTCCTACAACTGATGCATCTGCTGATATGGTTGTTGTAACATACTACAAAGCCAACACCGGTTTTCGTATTGTTCCAAGACTAACTGATCAGTCTGATATTATCACAGAAGCACAAGAGTTTATGCACTTGTATTCACAAGCAGAAGAATCACTTGCAAACGCATTGGAAGCATACATTGCATTACAAATCGACAATGCAAAATCACAAACATCAAATTCTGCATTTATTGGTGCAGGTTTGCGTTATCCATCAACGGGTGATGCATTACAAGTTGCAACAACTGAACAAGATTTCTTTTTCAATGACATGAAATCAATTATGTTTGCTGATAATTTCCCAACAAATGGTTTAGATGTGATCGGTGATGCACAATTGCCATCATTCGTAAACAAATACGTAAATCAAGGAAGTGGGAATAATGCTAATCAAAGTTTCCAATTTAATGGATATTCTTACACATATTCAACATCGACATCAACAACGGCCGGTGCAGTATCTACGGGTTATGTTATGCCAAGTGGATCATTGGGAATGGTTGCAAAGGTGTCACCAGATGCAATGAACAATCGTGTATCTCAATCAGAGGGAATCCGTTGGAGTGTTGAGCAATCTGATTTAATGGGTATACCAATGGAATTGATGGTTAAAGATGGATGTGCTGATCTTAATGCATTAACGGGCAATGCTGAAGATACCAACACATATTTCAAGCAATACCAAATGGGAATCAACGTGGCTATCGTAACGCCATACAACAGTAATATCGGAGCAAATCCAGGTGGAATCAAGAAATTTGATTTCTTACCATAGTGATATAATTGTTACGTTTTTGAATGTGAAGGGGATGGGGTTTTTTCCTCATTCCCTTTTTTAAATATAATACATGTTTGACAATAGATTAATTGCAGAATTAAAAAAGGTGGTTGGATGGCGTGATCATTTTGATACATCACAAATTCCATCATTGCCAAGAAGTTTGACCGATACCGAATCCGGGCAATATTACCAAGACTTTCATCCGAATGTTCGGTTGGATTATATACAAGCATTGTTACCAACGAATTATGCATTGAATACGTTTTTAGATGACATTGAAACAAGTGCAATCAAACAGATGTTGAACATGGTTTTGGTACAAAAACAATTGAATCATGCATCTAATCAATTAGCATCTAATAATCTGATATATGATTCGGTTGTAAAAGACAAACCTATCATCAATGAATCACGGTTTGTTGGTGTGCAATTCTCAATGGATAGTGACAAAATCGGATTGAAAGCCGTTATCAATCGGTTTGGTTTATATTTATCATCACCGGAGGAGTTGACAATATA